GGTCAGATTTTCTTCACGGCTACGGATTCCCACATCTATGAAAACCAGATGGATTTGGCTAATCGGATGCTCAATACCTATGGTAAGCTTGGATCAATAACATTCATTCCGCCTTTACTAAAAGTAAACAAAGAGTTGACTTGCCTTAATGACGTGCTTGATTTAGAATGGTCAGATATCGAGATCAGCGGATTCAAGTCGGGTCCAAAATTTTTATCACCGGAGATGGCAACATGAGTAGATGCACAGTAAAATTAAGCGATAAAGAGCGGGAACTTATCATCGACAACTGGGATAAGGTGCGACAATGTCTTGACGGGTTTGATATCGAGGATTACACGGTTAACCTCTATGACCGTCGGTGGTTTAAATTTTTCAGTTTAAAGACCGTGAAAACTTACGACCACAAAGCAATGTGGGAGCATATCAATGAGGTATCTAGTTATTTGCGGATCAACACCGGATATGGCAGTCCACATTTACAGCTCACCGATGCGGGTTATGCCCTGGAATATTTGGCTGGGACATGCAGATACAGTAATTTCGTGGAGCTGCCATATAATAACCATATACAAACATTGTGTAATCTTTTAGTATTTAGAATGATACCGGCGGTATATTTGGTGGGTAATGATGAAAGTCGGTGATAAAGTTATAATCAACGGCGAAGAATACCCAATAAAGCATGGTCCTTGGAAGTACGAACAAGGGCATACCGTAAGAAGTGGGTATGGATTATTCGTTGATTTCCTGCTACCATGGGAAGTGGGTACTTCATCCGAATGGTTGTGGAAATACCGTTGCGGTATTGACCAACTGCAAAATTTTGGCTTCAAAATCGAAGAAGTCATAGAATCATTTCATGACGAACTTTCACCACACAAGGATTAATATGAAAACCACACGATATTTCGTCAAGCAAGGCTCGAATGTTCATCTCGTTAAGATGAACCCGGAGGTCTCGTCGACGACGCTGACCCCTAAAGTATACTCCGTAAACTTCAGCGAAATGGCTGGGTTCTTTCTGACCGAACTGAAAGACCGATATGATCTGGAAGGAAAGATATACGGGGATACTAACCGCAGATCAGACAAGATTGTCAAGACGTTTTCTCACGGTAAATCTTCGTTGGGTGTACTATTGACCGGTAACAAAGGTTCTGGAAAAACCATGCTGACCCAGGTGATCGCCAACAAGATCATCGACGAAAATAGACTCCCAATCATCACAGTCTCCCAGCCATATAAAGGGGACGACTTCAACCGGTTCATCAACGACATTGGAGAATGTGTCGTTGTTTTTGATGAATTTGGTAAAATGTATGATCGAGATGATGATCAGGATTATTTGCTGACGTTCATGGATGGGTCCATGTCGCAGAAGCGACTCATTCTACTGACTGAAAATGACAAGTACATGATCAGCAGCTACATGATGAATCGGCCTGGCCGCATCCTGTACCACTTCGAATACAGTCGGCTACAAAGTCAAGTTGTTCGAGAGCTGTGTATGGACTCTGGCCTGGCAGAAGAAACTGCCGAAGAAATAATTCAGTCAACCTCGACGGTAAACGAACTGAATATGGATATCGTGAAAGCGATAATTGCTGAGGTCAAACTCCATACTGACGAACAGGTTGCCGGTATTGTGGATGATATGAATATCCAGAATAAAGCGACGCGGGAATTCTACAAGGTCATTAAGTTGGTTGAAGCTGATGGTACCGAACACGATCGGCAAGAACTGGAAGAACCAAATTTACGCAACACCTTGAATTTTCCGGACACGATCGTCGATGATAGCTTCGCAATCACTTACTACACCAACAATGATAATGATGATAATGCTTTTGATGATAATGATTGTGTCCCAGCAACATTATCTAGTTCAATAGACGATGGGGTTACCGTTACTGTATCTGACAACAGGCACATCAAGAAGAAGAAGAAGAAACATATCGGGTTCTCTTTCGAATCGCATTTCCATAGTTCCGACGGGACGGTGTTCATTTTAGAACACAGTAGTATGGGCGGAATTCAATTATATCTGAAGCGGGAGATAAATTATGAAAGATTCATTCCAGGACCATTCTAAACCAGGCTGGGTACGCAACGAGGATGGGAGTGTGGAGGTAATCCCATTTCCAATTGGTGAGGATTCCTCGACAGTTCCGATTGAATGGGATCCGGGCATGTTGGAGGAGCTAGGTATTGACATGGATACCGATGAAGGCATGGATAGGTTGACTGATTTACTCGGCAAGGCCATACTTCGTGGTATAGGTGCTCACGAGCAGGCCAAACAGTCATATGAGGACTATGCAAGTAGCTATGAGTGCGAAGGGGATGAGTGGGAGGATCTTGGGCGCGACGAAATCTATATCGCCGGATATGTCAACGGTAAAATGGCTCCCTGAACACGTAGGGATTCTCATTGACGCGGCATCTCACATCCGCTATCCTAAATAATGTCTCACCACCTCATCACCCAAAGCCGCACTTTTAGTGCGGCTTTTTTAGCCCCATCATAAAACCGGAGAATCTATGATCAAGACCATTATAAAACGAGATAAGAGAGAAGAAGACTTTTCCCCGGCAAAAGTAAACGCCTGGGGAGAATGGGCCAGTAAGACGCTTGGGAGCTACGTAGACTGGTCGACTGTAGTACTTGAGACCGTAGGCACCTGTCCAGAGAAAATGTCGTCAGAAGCTCTACAAGAGCGTTTAATCAAGACATGCTTAGACTACAATACCTGGTCTTATAACCGAATGGCTGGGAGATTGTATGCCGCACTCATATACAAAAAGCTATATGAAGGTAAACTGCCTACTGTAAAAGAACTGCAAACCGAACTGGTAAGCCGTGGGTATATGGTAGATCTGGGGTACACCGACGAAGAATACGCCCAGGTAGAGAAGATCATCAACCACAAGAAAGACTTCAAAGCCGCACATTTCGAATTGGATCAGGTGCTTAAGAAATATTCGATCCAAAATCGGGTCAAAAAAGAAAGATTCGAATCGCAACAGTTCGTATTCATGAGAATGGCCATGACCCTGGCTTCTTTATCCACCCCCGCAAACAAAATGATTGACCTAGAAAATTGGTACCAACTTCTAAGTGACAAACAAGTTAATGCACCTACCCCAAATTTCGTTAACTTGGGGACGCCATTGCGCTCGTATGTAAGTTGTTGCTTGTATACCGTGGGCGACAATGCCGAATCACTGGCTGTTGGCGATCATATTGCCTACACGATGACCTATAAGAGTGCCGGTATCGGATCTCATCTCGCCACTCGATCATTAGGTGATCCCGTGCGGGGTGGGATGATAAGCCATCAAGGCAAACTCCCATATTATCGGTCTCTTGTGGGGGCCGTTAAGGCGAACATGCAGCAAGGACGCGGGGGTGCATGTACCACCCACTACAACATATTTGATCCACAGATAGAGGATTTGTTGTCATTGAAGAATCCGATGACGACTGAAGATAAGCGAATACGAGGGATGGATTACAGTTGCGGTGTTAACAAGTTCTTCGCCAAAAAAGTAGCTAAGGATGAAGAAATTTTTCTGTTCAATGCGTATACGGCTCCAGATTTGTACGCTGCGTTGTACGGTAAAGACCCCAACGAGTTCGAACGGCTCTATGAACAATACGAGAACCGGGCATCATTCAAGAAATCCAGAGTGAGTGCTCGCTACCTGGCAAAAGAGATGTTAAACCAGGGGTTTGAAACTGGTAGGATGTATATCCATTGGATGGATGAGATGAACCGGCACACCCCATTTAATGAGCCGATATACAGCTCAAACTTGTGCCAAGAAATAAGTCTGGCAACCCAGCCATATTACAGCATGATGGATCTGTATTCTGCCGAAGATCATGGGCGAGGCGAGATTGCATTGTGTACGCTGGCCGGTATGAATGTCGATAACATCGATGATGACAAGACATACGAAACGGCAGCCTATTATGCCTTACTGATGATCGATCGATGTATCCACCTGGCAGAATATGCATTTCCTCACTTGGAGATGACTGCAAAATCCAGATTGAATGCCGGTGTGGGTGTTATTGGGTTAGCTCACTTCATGGCAAAGAATAAGGTCAAATATTCTTCCCAGGAAGGCAAGCAGTTGATGCACGAACTAGCAGAACGGCATTACTATTTCTTGCTCAAGGCGTCACTCAAGTTAGGTAAGGAACTAGGGAATGCTCCCTGGATGCATAAGACCAAGTGGGCGGATGGTTGGTTGCCAATCGACACATACAACCGCAAGGTTGATACTATCGTCGATTCAGAACTGAAGTACGATTGGGAGACCTTGCGTGAAGAGGTAAAAGCCAATGGTGGTATCCGTAATACTGTGCTGGCTGCTCATATGCCCAGCGAATCATCCAGTAAAGCATCTGGAACAACCAACGGACTTTATCCGGTTCGTGATTTATCGCTTAAGAAAGGCGACGACGATAACATGATCTATTGGGCTGCTCCGGAAGGAGAGAAATTGAGCCGTTGGTATGAGTTGTCGTGGGATGTTCCTACTTTTGATATGATCGATACTTATGCGATATTTCAAAAGTTTACTGACCAAGGGATCAGTGGAGATGAATTCCGTCGGATCCTGGGGGATGAAAGGGTAGGGAGTAAAGAGATGATCACCAACTTCCTATACATGACAAAGATGGGGATGAAAACCCGGTACTACGTCAACACAAAAACAACAGACGGTACGTCGTTAGATACTGAAGATGAACCGGGATGCGATGGAGGATTCTGTACATTATGATCAATAAAAAAGTGTTCAACACAGAGAAAAATGACTACGAAACTCCTTCACTATTCTTAGGGGAGGATGTGGGTTTATTCGATACTGTCAATAAGCGGTACCCGGACATCTGGAAGATTTACAAGACGGTCAAATCGCTGGACTGGGATGAATCGGAGTTCGACTATTCATCCGCAGCCAGAGACTTCAAGACTTGCGATCCATCCACGTATGAAATGATGATAAAGACCCTGGCATGGCAGTGGGAGGCCGACTCTGCTGCATCTCGCATATCACCCATCATAGGGCCAATGGTAACATCCAGTGAACTCTGGGCGGCGTGGTCGAGAATCACAGAGCAGGAGTGCTTACACAGTGCGACGTATTCTGAAATTGTGAGGAACAGTTTCAGCAACCCGAAAGTTATCATCGACGAGATTCTATCGGTTAAGCAATCACTCGATCGGATGGATGTTGTTTCTCAGGTAATGGCCGGTGCCCACAAAGCATCACACGAATATGCTCTGGGGTTACGGGAAAACAACCAGGAAACTTACGACCATGCGTTTATGTTCACAGTTGCTATGCTGTGCCTGGAACGCATTCAGTTTATGGCGAGCTTTGCGGTTACCTTCTGCATTTGCGATACGGGACTGTTTCAGCCAATAGGTAAAGCCGTCCAGAAGATTGCCCAAGATGAACTGGAGACTCACGTTGAGTTGGATAAAGCGGTACTGCGAAATGAAATGAAAACACCTAGAGGCAAGCTGGCGTTCGAACGAAACCGTGAAGTCATTCAAAATTTGTTGGATGAGGTGGCTTCTACTGAGATGCGATGGATTAGTTATCTGTTCTCAGAAGGCCGGGAATTGGTCGGCTTAAACGAGGAAGTGCTCGGTAAGTGGATGTTGTTCTGTGCTAAAGACGTGTATCATTTTTTTGGGATGAAGTCCAACGATTATACGTTTCCGAAGACCAACCCATTGAAGTTCATGGAAGGGTGGTTGGATATGAGCAAAACTCAGCCCAGCCCACAAGAGCAAGATATCGGTCAGTACAAGGTGGGTATTATGGTTAATGACGACGAAGGGAGTGACTATGATGTCGATTTTTGATCTGATAAATACTCATCAGGAAGGTACCCAATGAATAGCATCGAAAATCGTCTGAAAGATATGATTACCAAGCCGACTAACACGAAAGAGTCGGCGGCATTCTACGTCAAGTACCTGGGGATGCCGGAGAACGTAGGCAACTTCTTAGGCAGGCAAACTATCGGCTTTACTCCCCCGGCGATAGAATATGATGTGGCAACGCATCATGTTCGTCACAATGCTATTCAAGACACCGGGAGATTATCCAAATCCCCAATCAACCTGACGTTGCGATGTGATGATGTTGGGTATGTTGAAGCAATCATGCTCAATCAGATACTGGTTCAAACTAGAAAAACAGTGTCATCATCCACCGGCAATCGAGGTGAGGGTTTTGATTTACGGATCGAGTACTTTACAGAAACCAAAAAGCTTTCACGGTACGTAGTTTATAGTAACTGTCGTATTCAAACACTTACCTTCCCCCCTTCCAGATTGAATCTGGATGATGTTCCGATGGAACTTGAGGTGACGGCGATCTATGATACGATGAGTTACTATTCGGATATCGGGGATCTGCTGGTTGAAGTTTAACGAAAAATATCTTTTTCGGTTATAACACGAAACCAGATCCCTCGATCCTTCGCGTATTTTTGTGCCGCAGTCCATTTAGCACTGTTAACAACCCAAGCATTCACTTCCTGTTCGTAGACGTCCTGGCGTTTGCGATTAGTTTTCTTGGGTTGAGAACACTGGGCGGATGGCTTTATCTCGATCATCTCTTTCTGAACAGTTCCATCGGCATCGGTATATTCAACATACACATCCACAATGTACCGCGACATGGTTTCTTTGCGGGGATGCATATACGGGACCACAACAACTTCAGCCCCCCATTGAATGACGCCTGGTTTATGATCCAAGTACTTAAACACTTGTAATTCCCATGAAGATAGGTATCGTGGGGATGTATTAGTCCCCATGTAACGATCTTTATTGATTACATCATACTTACCTTGATGGAAATTGCGTTTTTTTGTTTTTGCCATTATACTGATCTCCGGATCTATTTATATGGAGTGTTAAATCTTGGATAATCGTAGTTACAACAGTCACGGATTGGAACAGGCATTAAAGCTCGACGAATTCTGGGTACTCAGCCAGCGATCGTCTATAGTAGCCGCAGCCTCTCTCCTGTTTTTTTCCAAGATAGAGTATATCAGCAAAGGACCAAGGAAAACTTTTGGAGCATCCGTCCAAGCGTCGATGCCTGTTCATGAGTTAGAAATATTGACAGAAATTATAGGCGAGATTGGTCCCGATACACCGCAATACGCCGATCCCGAAACCGTAGAGATCCTTCGAGACATTTTCATACGATGCGAATGGCTATGATGGAATGCCCAGGGAAACTGGATTACGATGATGTAAAAAGATCCACAAGCACACAATATTACGTGTTATCGGATAATATACACGGACGTCGGTGCATTATAATATTGGAGTGTGGGGGGTGCATACCTAGATTCCACGAAGAAAATAATGTCTGGGGATGGAATAATGTAACGAGTGACGGGTACCTCGAAGCGGAATATACGGAACCAAGAAACGATATAGCTATAAATGTTATAGACCAGTCCATGGGATTTGAAATAGCTATCGGTGTGATGTATTTTGTAACAAAAGAAAAACTACTGAGGATAATCAAAGAGATTGATGAGTTGAGTATGTTATGAACAATACGACTTGTTATCCAAGAAACGAAATGGTCGAACTCCTTTAGGTGATTACTTCGATGTCGCTCAGAGTACCACTACCATCAATACCAGTCCCCAGTTCTACTTGCTCAATATAGGTGTCAATCACTGACTGCGGATAGCTCAGCATGATGTTCAGTACCAGATTCAAGTTAACGGTGGCAAGGTTACGTCCAGTACCGACCGGATAACTGATGCCACTGCCGATACCAGACAACCTAAGCTTGGCTCGATAGTTGCTGTCGGTGATGTCATTTGACTTCTGAACCGTGATACCGTCGTAGAGTGTCAGTGATATTTGTTCAACCAGCTCCAATAGTTGGGATATTGAGCTGGCATATACTGCCACTTCGTATGAAAGCTCAATAGGTACCCCAACAGTACGATTTAGCTGCTTATGATCACCAAGGTCGTCCCGGAAGGTTAAAGCTTCACTGAAATGCGATGTAGTCATCCTGTCCGGGTTAATGTCCATACTGGTCAACATCAACCCCATCATAGGAACGGTATAGTTGGTGAACTTGTCATCATTGGAGTTGATGGCTGCAACGATACGCTCAGGTGCGCCAAAAGCCACAGAGACTCGCTGGAGACCTCCTTGGTTGTCAGCCCTCACTTGAAACCCGGACATCGCACGGGTAACCTGAAGTGTAAATTTTTCAATTTGATCATCATGATTGTAGTCGTATACGGTTGACATAGTGGGAATTCCTGATAGTATGACCCCTCTATTTATGGCGAGCTACCCAGAGGAACTTGTATGATTTACGTTGAAATTTTTTATATTATTTTTTGGTCGTTATTAGTCTTACTTACTGCCGGAGGATTATGGGCGTTGATTCGTTATGGTATTGCATTGGGCGCGCCAAGATCAAACAAAATGCATATTGTGGACTTCATCAGGTGCCCGTTCTTTTTTGGGTTCTATGATTGCTTGCTTTTGGATGAGCCAGATATTAAAGTGATCATTAATACAAAGGAGGAACAGGTTTTCTTTTGGGTCAAATATACGAAGTTCACAACCGTGC